TACACCCCGATTGGCGGGGTAAAAAGACGCGCGGCGGCAAAGCCGTAAAGGTAACCATCGAAACAATCGAGGTGTTCCCGGTCTTCAATCCGTCGCCCGATGTCGTGCAGTTGCAGATACAGGCCGCAGGCGGTATCGAATTCTACAAGGGTCAGATTCTCTACATTTCACGTGCCGGGCGAAATGCCTATCCCCTGCCGTTGGTCGACGTCGTATTGACCGACATGTCGACGGACGAGGGGCTTTCGAACGTCAACAACCGAAACGTCCGAAACAATTTCCTAACGGCGGGTATGCTCATTACGAAGCGCGGACAAGGTAGCAGCACGGTCGACGGCGACAAAGACGGCGCATCGTCCGACGACGGATTTACGGAAGAATTCGAAAAGCTGCAAGGCGATACGAATTCGCTTAAAATCATGCAGGTTGAGATTGAAACCGACGAGGATAAGCCCGAATTCGTACCGTTCAAGACGAACAACTACGACAAGGAGTTTACAGCCACAACGAAAGCCGTAACCGATAACATCTATGCGGCGCTCAACCAAGAAACATTCGGAAGATTACGCAGCGGCAGTATCGGGTTCACAGGCGACCTTGCGAACGACGTGAAGCGCGAATACTGCGAGCAGGTAGCGAAGCAGCAACGGATGTTATCGCGTGCGTATCGGGCTATTTTCAGCCATTGGGAACCGAACACGATTCCGTACACCGGAGCGGGCGATGCTGCCATCGAACCGCTCGTAAAATCTATTGCCAACGATGCGACATCTGATTGAACCGTGCGACGTCGATAAATACGCCCGCCCCTGCGACATGGACGACGAGATTATCGCCCGCGCCATCGAAGAGGCCGAATTGCTCGACATCAAACCGAAGCTGGGCGACGAACTGTTCATGCGGCTACTTACGCACGTGCAATTCGCCGTACTCCTTAATGGCGGCGAGTACACCGACGAATGCAGGAACCAGCGGCATTTCGTCGGTCTGCGGCGGACGCTGGCATACTACGTTTGGGCGCGCCTCGTCAAAACGAGTGTAAACCATTTGACACGCTTCGGCTTCGTGCAGAAGCGCGACGAATATTCACAGGCGACCGAATACCGCGAGCGGCAAACGGCGTACAACGACGCTTTCGCCATCGCTGACGGTTATATGAAAGAGTGCCTTGCCTACATCCAAGCAAAGCCGGAAATTTTCGCTGATTATACGCTCAAGGGGAAAGTCAAGGCCAATCGAACGAAATTCAAAATTTTAGGCAATTAACTATGTATGACATCAAATTAGGGCAGGGATGCGGCATCAAAGCCACGATGTTGACTCCGGCAGGCGGCGTCTGCGATCTGCGCCGGGCACGCTATATCGCAGCGTCACTCGTACTGCCGTCCGGTGCGACCATGAACTGCGAGGACATCGCGTTTAACGAGGTCACGAACGGCGTCTATGTCCGCCTGCTCGGAACCCGCGAACTGACTACCACAGGGCAATACGGCATCGTCTTCAACGTCAAACTGGAAGACAAGACGATGTATTCGACGCCCGTTGTGTGGTTCGCAGAGGTCAAAGAGGACGCCCCGACGGGCTATCACGAACTGACGCTATCGCTGTCGCTTACCGTCGTAAATTTCCCGGATAATGTTTCCTATACAGGAGCGTCGCCAAAAATCAGCGACAAAAATACGTGGCTGGTCTACGACGATGATCTCAACGCGTATGTCGACACGGGTATCGAGGTCGGATATGCGAACCTGCTGTCACGCTACGACGGTAAGTTTGCCGAAATCGTTGTCCCGTGTACCGAGGCAACCAACGCGGCCGCAGCGGCTACGGTCGCTGCAAACAACGCAGCCGCAGCAGCCAATAGTGCAGCAGGAAGCGCATCGGCGGCGACAGCCGCAGCGAATACAGCCGCAGGCAAGGCCAACACCGCAACGACGGCGGCAAATAACGCAGCAACGGCGGCCAACACGGCCACGGGCAAAGCAAACGAGGCGGCGACAGCAGCAAATAATGCAGCGGAATCCGCACAGCGCGTCGTCGACACCTACGACGACGTTATCAATACGCTCGCGCACTCCGACTGCACCCTCGACGAGCGGGTCGAGGCACTCGAAAAGGCGCTTATAGCCGTCTTGTCGGGTGCTGTCGTGATTCCCAAATTGCAGATCAAGGAATTGAACGTATGGGGCAATAACAGCCTTGCCCTCGTCGGCGACAGCGCACCGACGAAAGCCCCGGACAGAGCCGGGCAGTTCTACATCGACAAGACCGCCCGCGCGCTCTATTTCTCAACGGGTAACGCGGCCGTGTCAGACTGGAAAATTCAATAATGCAAACGGAATATGGCACAGGTTAACAAATACGCAGATCGGGCTGCTTATACGGCCGACGCGAAACGTCTTTCAACGAAATCGGCCGTTTCGTTCATCGAAAATGAAACGACAACGATTTACGACGGTGTGAATACCGTCGTCGGAAAATCGGCTGCCGCCATCGGCGATCTCGCCGTTTTCGATAAAACGGACGGGGTTATCAAATACATCAAAAGCGCAACGATTGCCAAGGCGCAGATTCCAGCAAACCTTGTACCGCTGGCCGTCGTCTATGCGCGACAAGGTGAACAGCTATTGATCGTATCGCTCGACCATGTTTCGGGCAGCATCCGCTGGGCACATACCTACGAGGTTGCATTGTCGGGTTTCGATCTCGCTGCGGGCGGCACAATCGTGTTGAAGCTCGGTTCCGACCCTGCCGCCGCAGAGGTGTCGATAGCGTATACCGCAGGCGCAACGCTCGCGGATGTTGCATCGGCTATCAACGCGAAACTCAAAGGTGGGACACCCAATTACTCCTCGACGGATTATGGGGGATGGGCGGCGACTGCGGCGGACAATTTCGTCGTGATGGGTTCGAACACGTATAACGCCTCCCGTGCGGCGATTGCCGTTGTTGGCGGTTGTCAGATCGCAAGGACACCGGAAGACATTAACTACCAAACAACGTTGACGGGGGTGTTGATCGAGGGGTCAACCGAATATGTCCGCCGCAACAACGGCGTTAATTCGTCGTTTGCGGGCTGTAATCCCGAAAAATTCCTGCAATACTATTCGGCCAACGGAAGCGATACCACAGGAATCAAACCCGGAAGCAGCACCATAATTCGGGAAAGCGCCTTTACGGAAGAGGCCAACCCGGAACTGGTCGCCGCCTATCCGACCTACCGGGATTATCTGTTCGGAGAACATTTGCTGCAATATCCCGCAGCCTACGGCGCGCTGCTTCGTGACGGCAAGACGAACACCGCAAAGATCGGCGGCCTGCGGTTCGTCGACATCCACGGCGAAAGCGTTCCCCGTTATCCGGCTGTTGCGGCAGCTCTCGACTACGGCGTCACGGTAGAGGGCGCAACTACCGGACTTGAAGCGGGCGCGTGGTGGCTGCCGTCCGTCGATGAAGTCTACCTGCTTATGCACGACCGCGTGTTAACGTCCGCCGAGCGGGAAAGCGACCCCGTAAACCGCACGCTGTCACGCCTCGGTAAGACGACCTGCTACGGATCGGGTTATTATCCGTGGACATCGTGCGAGTGCAATTCCAACTACGCGTTCGTCTACTACGGCTACGCGGGCGGCATGGGCAACTACAGCAAGTATAACACAAACGCCGTGCGTCCGGTTTCCGCTTTGTAAAACAGTTTTCAAATTTTTAATTCCCGCGCCGCATCGCTCCGGCGGGCGGCGCGGGTCGCAAGTTAGACCTATGGCAAAGAAACTTTCGATCCTCGACAAAACGTTCCAACTGGCGCTGCTCCTGCATCGCCGGACGGCGGAATTCAATCGCAAATACAAATTCACCATCGGCGACCGTATCGACGTTGTGGCAGAGGAAGCGCAGGAAATGATACTGCGGGCGAATCATCAGACCGACCCGAAACGGGCCGCACAAATCATCTACGATTTCGTCCTGCGTATCGACACACTGTCGCTAAAACTACGGATGGCTGTTGCGCTGGGCCTAATGAGCGACGACGCAAAAGCACAATGCGATATGCTTATCGCAAAGATTAAAGACGAGGCGAGGGGTTGGCGAAACTATTTTCTGCGTGGCGAGGGTGTCGTCGGCAAGAATAACGAGCCGTCGGCAGAGAGCCTATAAATTATTATTTTGAAAAGGGTTTGCATACTATCATTCATAGTTATACCGACAATGCAAAAAACTGGCGAGTACAATTCCAACAACGCGTTCATCTACAACGGCAACACGGGCAACATGAACAACAACAACAAGTATAACACAAACGCCGTGCGTCCGGTTTCCGAATTTCAAGGTAATGTAGACCCTTTCGCCTCGTTCTATAAATCAATGCGGGCGGCATATCGCCTGTGCTTAAAAAACAAGGCGCACACCGCTAATGCGATGCGCTTTTGGCTCAACGAAGAAAGCGAGCTTGTCGCGCTTGCCCGCGAGGTGTTCAACTGCGAATATGTTCCGCGGCAATCTATCGCATTTATCGTTACGAAACCATGCCTGCGCGAAGTAGTAGCCGCCGATTTCCGCGACCGAATCGTGCAGCACTATATCGTCATGCGCCTCGAAGCTCTTTTCGAGGAATGCGGAACACTCGACGATAACATGTTCAGTTGCCGCGTCGGAAAAGGCAACCTTGCGGCCATACAGACCCTACAGCAGCAGATATTCCACCAGTCGAAAGGTTATACCGCCGACTGTTATGTGGCAAAATTCGACCTGCAATCATTCTTTATGAGCATCGACAAACGTCGTCTTTACGACGAGTTGGTCGCATTGGTCGCCAAACGCTACGAGGGATGGGATAAGGATACGCTGTTATATCTTATCCGCGTCGTTACACTGCATAATCCGCAGGACAACGCCGTGCGGAAAACTCCACTTTACGATTGGGCTGACCTGCCGCGCTCGAAGAGCCTCTACAATGTCGATTGGTTTCTCGGTTTAGCCATCGGGAACCTCACGTCGCAATCCGACGCGAATTTCTACAACGCCCCCGCAATGCGGTGGATGCGCTCCGTTGGCCTCGTACCTGTGAACTACGTCGATGATTTCGCATTCGTCGTCCGGGATAAGGCGTCGTTTCTTACGGCCATGCCTTACATTCGGAACTATTTCGCTGCCGAACGGGGACTGACGATGCACCCGCGGAAATTCTACCTACAACACTACTCGAAAGGTATCAAATTTTTAGGTGCGGTTATCAAATACAACCGTGTCTACACGAACAACCAAACCGTCGCACGGTGTTTCGGAAAGATTCACTACTACAACGAAACATGCCGACACAATAGCCGCCGTAAGGCCCGAAATGTCGAGAAACTGGTAACAATCCTAAACTCCTATTTGGGATTGATGCGGCATTTCGATACGTTCAACATCCGCAAACGTATCGCCGCGGAGATTGACACCGTATGGCGCGGCTACATCCATTTCGACGAAGACATCACGACAGCAACGGTCGTTAAACGGTTCCGGCAACGGGAAATCTGCAAATACAACGTCCGCAAACAACGCAGACGCGATTTATTCACACTCAAAAACTTACTCAACGATGGAAACACAGCAGCAAATTAACGAATTACAGTCGCGTCAGTTGGAACTGCGCGCGATCATGGCATCGTCGGACGAACGAGCCGCGAAATGCGTCAAAAACGGAACGTCGTTCCGCGAAACGTACCCTGACGATTTCGCCCGGTACGAGGCCGCGAATGCCGAATACAATCGTAATGAACAGACGCTGGCCGAACTCGAAGCGACGCGGGAGGCGGAGCGAGCCGAGGAAGAGCAGGCGCATAATATCGACGCCGTATGAACCTATTGACCGAACAATCGACAATGGCCGAAACCGTCGTGCAGAACTCGGCGACAGCGATACTGACGTCGATTTTCTATCAAGCCCTTGCAGATTCGATCATTTGGCTGGTCGTTGCGGCTGTGGTCATCGTCTGCGACCTCTTCTTCGGCTGCGAGGCAGCCCGAAAAAGAGGTGAGCGTGTACGCATTTCGCGGGCGGTTCGCCGCACGGTCAACAAAATGTGCGAATACCTGTGCTGGGTCATGCTCGGCATTACTATTTCGATAGGGTTTGCCGCCGACTGGCTGAAATACCTGATTTTCGCCATCATCTACGGCAATGAATTATCGTCGTGCTTGTCTAACTATTTTGCAGCAAAAGGCAAGCGGATAACGTTTAACGTCTTTTCGCTGCTGGGGCGACGGCTCGGTATCGACGAACTCGAACAATGCCACATCGAGGACGATAAGAAGATAGGCCCTAATAAAACAGATAATCATGGCTAACGCGCACAAACTCGTTCCGTTCATCCTGTCGTGGGAGGGCGGATATATGAACGACCCCGACGACGCAGGTGGGGCGACAAACAAAGGAATCACAATCGCAACTTGGCGACTTCATGGATGCGATAACGACGGTGACGGCGATATTGACGCCGACGACCTGCGTATTATTACCACCGAGCAATGGACGGGCATTTTCAAGCGCCAATATTGGGACAGGTGGCGGGCCGACGAGATAGACAACCAGTCAATCGCAAATATCGTTGTCGATTGGGTATGGGCGTCGGGCGTCCACGGCATCAAACAGGTGCAGAAAATCCTCGGTGTCGAGGCTGACGGCATCGTCGGCCGCAAAACACTTGCGGCGCTCAATGGACGCCCCGCCGACCCGTTATTTCATCAGATACAGGCAGCGCGTATCGCGTTCGTCGAAAACATTGTCCGGCGCAAGCCCTCGCAAAAGAAATTTTTGCGAGGATGGAAGAACAGAATTTTAGCGATCAAGTTCGAGCCATGAAACGGGTAATAATACTTATGCTTATATGTGGGTGTTGGGCGTGTGCATCCACACGCAATACTTTACACTCCACCACGCAGGAGCAGATCAAGGAACAGGCCGACACGACATCGGAAGCCTCGACACACAAGCAGGCCGAGGAGCAGCGCGACGTCGTAACTATTTCGAAAACCACGACAGAAACAAAATCGACGACAACCACCTACGATACGAGCCG